GGACCCGATGGCCTCTTGCTTACGTTCTAAGTTGATCGTGATAGATGGTTTCATTGCCTCGGTGGTGATGGCATAGCATCCCTTGGCCTTCAGAGGGCATGAGTCATCACAGTGACTGCCGCCTGATGTTGTGAAATTGACTGTGGCACTGCCTGCTATGCCTTTGCCGTAGCTACCAATAAGTGTGCCGAATTGTTTAGTGATCATGATGATAATCTCCATTGGTGGTTTGTATGACAATACCTAAGCACATCCCATGCCAGTCCTTAAAGGCAGGCTTTATGTATACTTGGGTATTACTTTAGGGCTTTTACCCTGTCAATATTTTGACACATGACCAGCCTAGGTGTCAATAGTTTGACACTATTATCCATTATGTGTCGGTTTTTTGACACCTTAGACCCTAGGACTACTGATGTGGACTAGTTAGCAGGGACTGATGGGTACTGATGGGACCTAAGGACTAGGGGGCCAATGGTACCCACGTTGGCACACACATGTTTACCCTATGGCTACACTACCCTGATGGGTCCTAAGGCCTCCTAGGGCCTTCTAATGGCCTCCTAATGGCATGCTGTACCATTGGTGGTACTGATGGACACTGATGTACGCCAAAAGGCCTGCATTCGTACAGACCCCCGGGGGGACCCTTTGCCTGTGTTTAATTATATGTGTACCCGCCCAGATACAAAATAAGGGTAATTTGGAAACACATTGGTCCCTTAGGACTTCCATAGACCCCTTAGGACTCCTTTAGTCTCTTAATATACTAAAGAAACTAAAGAAACTACTCTATATACATAGATAAGCATAAGCTTATGTATTCTAAAGAGAAACTGTTGTTTATAAGGTACTAAACAGAAGAACAATTAGGGACACATTAGAAAACACTTGACAAATTGGTATTTTTGTGCTATAATATAAGGTATCAAAGGAAGCAAACACGAGAAGAACCATACACTCCTAGTAAAAATACTTTATGTTGGTTATTAACAAACACTAACCAAAGTATAAATACTCGTGTATAGCCTTAGGACTTCCTAAGATAACTATGGAGACTTTAATGTCAGAAATAAAAAGGAAAATTGGGAGACCACCTAAAGATGAGTTGTCTTCTAATCTAAAAAGAAATGTAGTAGGTCGCCCTAAAGGTGATGCTGCTATCATCAATGAATATAAATCTAGGATGTTGTCTAGCCCTAAGTCTAGGAAGGTCTTGGATGCCATCTTTGATGCTGCTTTAGATAACGAACATAAGAACCAAGCTGCAGCATGGAAGTTGGTCGTAGATAGGATTCTGCCAGTGTCGGCCTTTGAGCAAGATGTTCTTAAGCAAGCTGGTAGGTCTGCCATACAGATCAACATTACAGGTCTAGGGGTTAACGTAGAGACTCCAGAGGTCATAGACCAAGTAGAAGATGCTATAGAGGTTGATGAAGATGAGTGATCTACAAATTAAGTTACTTCCTTGGCAACAAGAGGTCTGGAATGATGAGCACAGGTTTAAGGTCGTGGCTGCAGGTCGTCGTACAGGGAAGTCCCGCCTAGCGGCTTATCTTCTTATTGTCAACGCCTTACAGACTGACAAAGGACATGTCTTCTATGTCGCTCCGACACAGGGACAGGCACGAGACATTATGTGGCAGACAATGTTAGAGGTAGGTCATCCGGTTATCTCAGGTAGTCATATAAACAACCTTCAAGTAAAGCTTGTTAATGGTGCTACTATTTCTCTTAAGGGAGCTGATAGACCAGAGACCATGCGAGGTGTCTCGCTGAAGTTCTTGGTAATGGACGAATACGCTGACATGAAGCCAGAGGTATGGGAACAGATTCTTAGGCCTGCATTAGCTGACCAAAAGGGTTCTGCATTGTTTATTGGTACCCCTATGGGAAGGAACCACTTCTATGATTTATATCAACATGGACTACGTGGTGATGATCCAACTTTTTGCTCCTTCCATTACACTTCTTTTGATAATCCTCTCATAGACCCAGATGAGATTAGGGCAGCTAAGAAGAGCATGTCCTCTTTTTCGTTCCGACAGGAATTCATGGCATCCTTTGAAGCCGCTGGTGGTGAGTTGTTTAAAGAGAAGTGGATTAAGTTTGATGAAGAAGAACCTGATGAAGGTGATTACTATATCGCTATCGACTTGGCAGGTTTTGAAGAAGAAGGCTCTATAGGCGTTAAGAACAAACGCTTGGACAACACTTCTATCGCTATTGTTAAAGCAAACGAGAAAGGGTGGTACGTCAAGGAAATCATCTATGGTCGTTGGGATGTAAAGAAAACAGCTAAGAAAATATTTGATGTTGTTGCTAAGTATGAACCAATTGCTGTAGGGATTGAGAAGGGTATTGCCAAACAAGCGGTGATGCCTTACCTATCAGACGTTATGAGACGGACTCAAACATTCTTTAGGGTCGAAGAGCTAACCCACGGTAACAAGAAGAAGACTGATCGTGTTGTCTGGTCCTTACAAGGTCGTTTTGAAAATGGTTATATAACACTAAACAAGGGAGATTGGAATAACGAGTTCTTGGACCAGTTGTTTCAATTTCCCAACAAGCTAGTACACGATGACTTGGTAGACTCGTTATCTTACATTGAACAATTAGCCAAGGTATCCTACGTCTCTGACTTTGAGGAAGATGACTGGGAACCTATGGACGCTGTAGCAGGATGGTAATATGAAAACTGGACTTTATGCAAATATTCACGCTAAACGTAAACGCATAGCTGAGGGTAGCAAAGAGAAAATGAGAACACCCGGTACAAAAGGTGCTCCTACGACTCAACAGTTTAAGAAGGCTGCTAAAACAGCTAAGAAGAAATAACATGGCTAAAGGTCAAACCCATTACTTGCCTAACGGTAAGATACATAGTGGTAAAACACACAAAGAAGGTAAAGTCTTAATGACAGGTGCAAAGCACACACCTGCCAGCAAGGTTTTAACACACATACCACCAAAGAAGACTAAGTAATGGCTACTAAGAAAGTATCTCTTACCAAGAAGGACAAGAACCCTACAGGTGGTCTGTCTGAGTCAGGACGTAAGCGCATCAATGCAGCCACAGGTAGTAACCTAAAGCGTCCTCAGCCCGAAGGTGGTGCTCGTAAGAACTCTTTCTGTGCACGAATGGGTGGTGTCAAAGGACCTATGAAGAAACCAGACGGAAGCCCTACTCGTAAAGCACTAGCACTTAAAAAGTGGAAATGTTAATAACCCAAAGAAAGCCTAAATAATGAACGAAGATTACGAAAAAAAGTTTACAAACCAAAAAGTTGAAGACTGGGTTATGGAGAAAGCCGAGGACTGGCGCGATCATTACAACAGCAATTATAGAGAAAAGTTTGATGAGTACTACCGTCTCTGGCGTGGTATCTGGGCAGCAGAGGACAAGACTCGTGACTCAGAGCGCTCACGTCTCATCTCCCCTGCCCTACAACAAGCCGTAGAATCCTCTGTAGCTGAAGTGGAGGAGGCTACCTTTGGTCGAGGTAAGTGGTTTGATATACACGATGACCGTAATGATAAAGAAAAGAAAGACATTGAGTATCTTAAGAACCAGCTAGACGAAGACTTTAAGTTTACTAAGACCCGTAAGGCTGTAGCAGAGTGTCTTATTAACTCCGCTGTCTTTGGAACTGGTTGTGCTGAGATAGTGATTGAAGAAGTTAAGGAAATGAAACCAGCTTCCCAACCTGTTATGGACGGGGCTATGCAGGCTGTAGGTGTAAACATCACTGACCGCGTTGTTGTTAAACTACGTCCTATTCTTCCACAGAACTTCTTAATTGACCCCGTAGCCTCTTCTATTGAAGAAGCACTGGGTGTTATTATTGATGAGTTTGTACCTAAGCACCAAGTGCTACAGGGTATTCAAGATGGTATTTACAATGATGTTGAAATTGAAGATGCTGATACAGACACGGATTTAGAAGCAGATAAAGAACTTAGCTCTTTTGATGATGACAAGGTACGTTTAACACGTTACTATGGTTTAGTGCCCAAGCATTTGTTTGATACTGCTATTGATGACTCAGAAGAAGAAGATGAACTGTCTGACTTAGAAGAAAAGGATGACTCCAAGAAAGCAACTGGTTTTGTAGAAGCTATTATTGTTATTGCTAATGGTGGTACACTCCTTAAGATTGAAGAAAATCCTTACATGATGCAAGACCGCCCCGTGGTGGCTTTCTCTTGGGATGTGGTCCCTAGTCGCTTCTGGGGCCGGGGTATCTGTGAGAAGGGCTACAACAGCCAGAAGGCATTAGATGCAGAGCTTCGTGCACGTATTGATGCCTTAGCCCTTACTGTGCACCCAATGATCGCCATGGACGCATCTCGTATGCCTCGTGGCGCTAAGTTGGAAGTCCGTCCCGGTAAAACAATCCTTACCAACGGTAATCCTTCTGAGATTCTACAACCATTTAAGTTTGGTAACTTAGATCAAGTAACATTTGCTCAAGCTGCAGAGTTGCAGAAGATGGTTCAGATGGCTACAGGCGCTATTGATGCTGCTGGTATCCCCGGCTCTATCAATGGTGATGCCGCTGCAGGTGCTGTGTCAATGTCAATGGGTGCAATCATCAAACGCCACAAGCGTACCCTGATTAACTTCCAAGAGAGTTTCTTAATCCCAATGATTGAGAAGACAGCTTGGCGTTACATGCAGTTTGACCCTGATAACTACCCTGTTAGTGATTATAAGTTTGTTCCTTCATCCTCACTTGGTGTTATCGCCCGTGAATACGAAGTAACTCAACTTGTACAACTGTTGCAAACAGTAGGCCAAGATAACCCAGTGTATCCTCTGCTTATTTCAGCTGTTGTGGATAACATGGGCTTATCTAACCGTGAAGAGTTGATGGCTCAAATGGCTGAGATGGCTAAACCTAACCCAGAAGCACAACAACAGCAACAACAACAACAACAGTTGCAACTTGCATTAGCCCAAGCGCAGCTACAGTTGGTCCAAGCTCAGGCTATGGAAGCTCAAGCACGTGCTCAGAAGTATACAGTGGAAGCTCAGTTGGAGCCTCAGGTTGTGCAGGCTAAGATGGCAGCTGCTCTCTCTACCAACTTACAAGCAGGGAATGCAGATGAAGCTGAGTTTGCTAAGAGGGCTAAGATTGCTGAGTTAATGTTAAAAGAAAAAGATATTGACAGTAATGAGCGTATAGCTTCCATCCAAATGATGAATAAAAGAACTTGACAAATTAACCAAAGTGTGGTATAATGTTAGTCAGGGTCTCTCCTAATACGAAAGGATAAAGAGATGGATCAAGAATTACAGAGATATTACGAAAATTTACTACAGTTGTTTACCCAAGCTGGGTGGAAAGACTTCATTGAGGACATCAAAGGAAACTCTGATGTTCTCAGTGACATACTAACCATTACAGATGAGAAACAACTATGGTATCGACGTGGACAACTTGAAGCTGTCAACCGTATCTTATCCTATGAGTCTACCATAAAGAATGCTTATGAAGACAACACAGGAGAAGACAATGGCTAGACGGATATTTGAGTTTGTTTGCGGAGAAGGTCATTTATCAGACAAATTAGTGGACTCGGAATGCCGGGTAACCCACTGTCCGATTTGTGACCAAACTGCTGAAAGAATCATAAGTACGCCAATGGTAAAACTTGAGGGCGTTACTGGCGACTTTCCCGGAGCAGCAATGCAATGGGAACGAAAACGTACTGAGAAGATGAAAGCAGAACAAAAAAGTGCCGCTTAAAGCACAAGCACTAGTTTCTTTTCCACAATGCTTTAGAGCACGGAGTACAATATGGCAACATTTATTGATGACGACGAGAATACATCTCAAGAAAACGAGGACGAGCAATTCGATACCCTCAATGTAGAAACAGAGGATTCCTTAGAGGACCAAACCGCTGATTCTAACGAAGATGAAGATGAAGACGACATTCCTGAAAAGTATAAAAACAAGTCTGTTAAAGACATTGTTCGTATGCACCGTGAGGCCGAGAAGGCCATGGGTAAACAAGGGAGTGAAGTTGGAGAACTTCGTAAAGTAGTAGATGATTATATTCGCGCCCAAACCATCTCACAACAAGCCCCTAAAGTTGAAGAAGAAGATATTGACTTCTATGACGATCCCAATGCAGCTGTAGCGAGAGCAATTGAGAGGCACCCTAAGGTTCGCCAAGCTGAAGAGCTTGCAAGCCGAATGAGAAAAGCAGAGGCTTTAAATAACCTTAAAGCTCAACATCCTGATTTTTCGGAGACTATACAAAACTCTTCGTTTCAAGAATGGATAATGAAAAGTAAGGTTAGACAAGAGTTGTACGCTCGTGCAGATCAAAAGTTTGACTTTGACGCAGCCAGTGAATTACTGTCTACATGGCAAGAACGCAAAAGTGTAGTACAACAAACCGCTGATGTTGAAAAGGCTTCCCGTAAGCAGGCAATAAAAGCCGCAAGTACAGGAAGTAGCAAAGGCGTTGGGGAAAGTTCTAAGAAGACATATCGACGCTCCGACATCATTGAACTCATGCAACGAGACCCAGATCGGTATCAAGCACTTTCTGATGAAATTATGAAAGCGTATGCTGAGGGTCGAGTTAAATAAAACATTTCTAAAAGGAAATTAAAATGGCATATCCTACCCCCCAAGTCACCAACGCAACCGGTGCTGTATTTATCCCTGAAATCTGGTCTGACGAAGTTATTGCTGCTTACAAGCAAAACCTAGTTATGGCTAACCTTGTCTCCAAGATGTCCTTCAAGGGCAAAAAGGGCGACACACTGCACATTCCAAAGCCAACCCGTGGTACTGCTTCTGCTAAAGCTGCATCTACTGCTGTTACTTTGATTGCTGCTACTGAGTCTGAAGTTCAAGTCTTGGTTAACCAGCACTTTGAGTACTCACGTTTCATTGAAGATATTACAGAAGTGCAAGCTTTGTCATCAATGCGTAAGTTCTACACTGCTGATGCTGGCTACGCTTTGAGCAAGCAAGTTGACACTTCTATCATCGAACTAGGCGCAGGTCTACAAGGTGGTTCAGGCACTTCTGCTTACAACAAGGCTGTGTTAGCTGGTGACGGCTCTACTCCTTATGTTGCTGGCACTACTGCTGGTACTGCATTGACTGACGCTGGTATTCGCAAGATGATCCAGACTTTGGATGATGCTGATGTACCTATGAGTGGTCGCTCTATTGTGTTACCACCTGTAGGCCGTAACGTGATGATGGGTATCGCCCGTTTCACTGAGCAGTCTTTTGTTGGTGATACTGGTTCAGGTAACACTATCCATAACGGTCGCATTGGTGACGTATATGGCATGATGGTTTACGTGTCTACCAACGCTGCTACCTCTTCTACTGTAACTGACCGCATTGGTTTGATGTTCCACAAGGAAGCTTTTGTTTTTGCAGAGCAGATGGGCATTCGCTCACAGACTCAGTACAAGCAAGACTTCTTGTCTACATTGTACACTGCTGACACGTTATACGGTGTTAAAGAGTTGCGTGATGACGCTGGTATTGCTTTCGCAATGCTTGGTTAATAGCTAGACTGGGGACTCTTTAGGGGGTCCCCTTTCATGTTTGTAGAGTTTATTTACAAAAGTGAATTCTACAAACAAGGAGAATATATGGTTGAATTTGTATGTAAGCAGGGAGGTTCTATAGTCACTTTTACTTTAGAATACGATATTAAGCAGATGAGAGAACATCCCGACTTTGTAGAAGTGATTAAAGATAAAGAAAAGAAACCTGTAGTTAAGAAACCAACAAAGGAATGACATGGCAATCTATCGCGGAATAGGCGGCGCAGGAGATAGTAACACAGATGCGGCTATAGCTGATGTAACAGAACAAGCAGTACTTGCATTTAATTCAGCCACAGGAGCAGCTCTAAGCGCCTCAAACGCAGCCGGTAGTGCGAGTACCTCTGACAACAGAGCAACTGCTTCAGCTAACAGTGCCACTGCTTCAGCTAACAGTGCTACAACTTCAGGCAACAGTGCCACGGCTTCCGCTAACAGCGCCGCTGAATCTGCAGCCTCTTACGACTCCTTTGATGACCGTTACTTAGGCCCAAAAAGTACAGCACCTACAACGAACAATGACGGTGATGCGTTAATTACTGGTGCGTTGTACTTTGACACTGTAGATGAGTCAATGAAGGTGTGGGATAGTTCTGCTTGGCTTGATGCATATGCTTCTTTGTCGCTTGCTTTAATTAAAACCAATAACCTTAGCGACTTACCTAATGTTGGTGTTGCCCAAACTAACCTTGGATTGGGTACTGCGGCTACCACAGCTTCAACTGACTACGCTACGGCAGCTCAAGGTTCTACGGCAGACTCAGCTACACAACCTGCTGACTTATCGGCTGCTATTCTTGTGGCTGTACCGGCTCAAACAGGCAACACAGGCGAGTTTCTAACAACTAATGGTACTGTTACTTCATGGGCGGCAGTGGATGCTCTACCCGACCAAACTGGAAATAGCGGTGAGTATCTGACAACTAATGGCACTGTGGCTTCATGGGCAGTGCTGGACTTAACAACTAAGGCAGATGTAGGTGGCGCAAACGCTACCGGCACTTGGCCTATTGCAGTGACTAACGGACTTATTAACACATCGACCATTAACGGAGGAACTTACTAATGGCAAATACAATTATTCTCAAAAACAGTTCAACAACCGGCTCTGTTCCCGTAGGGGGTGACCTAACGGTTGGTGAGTTAGCTGTTAACACTACTGACCGTAAGTTATTCACAAAAACCGTAGGAGGTGTTGTGGTTCAAGTGGGTGGTGGTGTAATAGG